AAAGGAGTAAGAAATATGAGAAGTACTTTTAACATTCTGTTCTATGTGAACAAGAGTAAGGAGAAGAATGGTGTGGTGCCTGTGATGGGCAGGATTACGATTAACGGCACCCAAAGCCAGTTCAGTTGTAAGAAGACGATTCCGCTTGACATGTGGGACGTGAAAGGCAATTGCGCTAAAGGTCGCAGCAAGGAGGCATTGCAGATTAACCGCGAACTGGATAATATCAAGGCGCAAATTATCAAGCACTATCAGCACCTGTCGGATCGCGAGGCTTTCGTAACGGCAGAGATGGTGCGTAATTCGTATCAAGGCTTTGGTAGCGAATACGAGACGTTGTTGAGCGCTTTCGACAAGGATATTGCCAATCAGAAGAAACGTGTGGGTAAGGACAGGGCTGCAAGCACGCTTTGGGCTATGGAGCGTTCGCGTAAGGATGTGGCAGAGTTCATCCAGTCGCACTATCGTCGCACTGACATGTCGATGCTTGAACTGACGCCTGAGTTCATCAAGGACTTCGCCGCCTATCTCAGTACAGACCGAGGGCTGGCTAATGGAACAATCTGGCAGAGGTGTATGTGGTTGAAAGGTGTTGTGTTGAGGGCGCACTATAATGGCAAGATTCCCCGTAACCCGTTTGCGCAGTTCCATATCAGTCCGAACTGCAAGGAAAGGGAGTTCCTGACCGAGGATGAACTGAAGGTCGTCGTAACCCATGAGTTCGAGGATGACAATCTGACCTTCGTGCGTGACATCTTTGTATTCGTGTGCTTCACCGCCCTCTCGTTCATCGACGTGAAAAACCTGACGACGGACAACATCGTGGACATCAACGGCGACAAGTGGATCATCAGCAAGCGTCACAAGACCAACATCCCCTTCCAAGTGAAGCTGATGGACGTTCCTTTGCAGATAATCGACCGATACAAGCACCTACAGGAAGACAAGCTGGTGTTCGGCAAGATGAACTACTGGTCGATGTGTAAGAAACTGAAGACGGTGATGACAGCCTGCGGCATTGAGAAAACCATATCCTACCATTGTGGACGGCACTCATTCGCAACCTTGGCGCTTTCAAAGGGTATGCCCATTGAGAGTGTGAGCCGTGTATTGGGACACACCAACATTGTGACTACCCAGATTTATGCGAAAATTACGAGTCAGAAACTTGACAACGACCTGACAATGCTTGGCAATAAACTCAATGCCTCATTCAAGAACCTACAAACGGCATAGCCCGCATAAATCAGTCCCACTCGTTATTGCTGCGAATGGGGCTGAACTTTTTCGTTATCCAACATTCCCTTACAAGTGAAACTGATGGATGTACCTTTGCAGATTATCGATCGCTATATGCACCTACAGGAAGACAAGTTGACATTCGGCAAGATGCGCTCGACCTATGGTCGCTTGGCTTGTCCAAGAACTACTGGTCAATGTGCAAGAAGCTGAAAACGGTTATGACAGCATGTGGCATCGTGATGCAGATAATGACCAAGCCATGTTCACGGAACACTTTGCCATGGTGCGAATCAAGATGTTGACGCTGGTAAGGAACTCTCTGCACGCCTTTTGGCAATAATAACGGCTCTCAAACGTTATAAATAAAGGCGTATCCCGCCGAGGTTGGTAACATTAAGTTTTGGCCGACTATTTGGAACCTCAAACGGGCCTCGTTGTCTAAGAAGATGGCGAGGCTTCCTAATTTTGGCCTGTTTATATTGATAAAATGAACGTATTTCATTAAATTTCTCAAATTATTTAGCCTTTAAGTCGTTTATTTAGAATAAAGTTCGTATCTTTGTAGCGATTATATAATAGAAGATATGGCTGCTAACAAAGATCTCAATCGCTTAAAAGTGATACTGGCGGAGAAAAAGAAGTCCAATCTTTGGTTATCCAAAGAGTTGGGTTGTTCGCCAACAACTGTGTCGAAGTGGTGCACAAATTCATCACAGCCCCCGTTAGAAATGATGATGAAAATTACCAGGCTACTCGATATAGACCTGAAAGACCTCGTAAGATATGAGGAACTTGACAAAAATTAGTATTAACAAAATAAAGGAATAGATGACTTCGCCAACTCTTAACATCGGGTGGAACAAGTACGAGGTTGTACTTCTTGTAGATGCCTATCAAAGGTATTTGCAGGAGGAATGGTCGCGGAAAGATGCTGTGGCAATTCTTTCCAAGCGCCTTCGTGCCCGTATGCAGAGACTTGGCAGTGCTGTAAGTGAAACTTATAGAAACGAAAATGGCATATCCATGCAAATGTCGGCTATAGAGTATCTCTTTACTGATGGGCAAAAAGGGATATCACATGTCAGTACATTGTTTAGGGAGGTATTTAAAATGTTCAATGAGGAGAGAAATTCATATGATGAAATGCTGAAAATAGCAGAATTCATGTATCCTATTGAGCCACAATTAACAAATGGCCATTTCGAACAGGCTTCAAAGATGAAAGCAAATACCATAAGAGAAGGCTCCATATGCGGTTTGAAGTTACCTAATGGTGAAACTATTGCTGTCAAATTAGAACGCTATGGAGAAGATACGGCAACAATACGGACAAAGGGATGGAATCGATATAGTGTACCTGCCTATATGATAACTGCAAGCTCCGAAAGGAAACCGACATTACCTAAGTGGTTCCACGAAGGATCTAGATTATCCAATGGTGATACTATTGCTGAGATAGATAGAACATACGTTACTTTGTCTTCTGGTAAAGTACTTAGGCATATTGATGTTCTATTAGGAAATATCGGTGAACATGTGGATACACCAACAGAAGATGCCTTTTATGAAGAACCAGCCACATCTGCTCAAGAAAGCTTGACAGACTGGTATGCTGTTGAGAAAATAAAGCTCGTACTAAAAGAAAAATTCCCTCGCGGTTATCGTTTAAATTCTTTTGTGGAAACTCAGCGAATGAAGAGTTTTTATCAGGAATTGCACGGCGAGGTACTCGATATGAGTGACAATGATATTGATGCTAATGTTAGAATCTGCGGCATAGAGAATGAAGGACGAATTTATCTGCCTGAGCTGATGCTTAGCGGAGAATTGAGAGATGATCTTATAAACTATCTTCACGAAACGTTTGAGCAAGGTACACAATGCATCTATTATTCGGTACTCTACGATACGTTCCACGAACAGTTCCTGGACTATCAGATACTAAGCCCTCATATGCTTCGTCAGTATTTGGAAAGTACTAACAACGAAGGATGGCGTTTTTGGACGGACTATATGACAGATGGCCAGTTTGCAGAAACTAACATCCAACAAGAAGTTGAGGAATTTGTAAGGGAGCATGGAGGTGTCGTATCAAAAGAGGAAGTTGTAAAAGGCTTACCTTTACTTCCTCCAAGTGAGGTTGAAAACGCCTTCGTAGCAGCGCCTACTATCCTTATCAGTTGTGGACGAAACCAGCGGTTCCATATTGATAACTTTGCCATTACTGATGAGGAGGTGAATATTGTGGAAAGCATTATTGACAAGGCGATTAGTAACTACCACTACATCAGTTTTGGAGAATTACTTGAGGACATGCGGCTACAAACGCATAGCCTTTTGGATAATAATGAAAATTTTACTGAGATTGGTATTCGAAAGGTCCTAGAAATAAAATTAGGTGATCGTTTTAAATTCACTAACAACATTATCAGTAGCAATTCGGAACCCATAAGTACGGAAGATGTTTTCTATAGACTCGCTGAAAAAGAAAACTATACAATAGATGAGGTGGTAAGACTCGCCGCAGATTGCGACACCTTAGCCAACGTATGGATTGGGTATTTGTTTAACTATAGTGTCAGAGTGAATAAAAATGATTTTGTTGAATGTCATCACGTCCATTTCGACATAACTGCGACTGATAATGTTTTGGCAAAGCTATGCCCGTCTGAATATGTATCTTTACGCGATATAACTTTATTTACCGCATTGCCAGACTGCGGCTACCCTTGGAATGAATACCTACTGGAATGCTATGTAGCTTGCTATAGTAAGCAATTCACTTTACTTCATGGCAGATATTTTGGGAAAAAGGCTGTTGGAGCAATTGTTAAAAAATCATCGGGTATTAATGATTTCTCAGAATTACTTATACAAGTCATTGATAAGGCAGGTGTTCCACTTAATAAAAAGT